CAACTGAAGTCAGGTACGAAACCAGTCATGTGGTATCCACATTGTTGGAAGCAAACATGGCGAAAGGTTCAGGGGGAAAACCTCTGACCCTGCTGGTACGGCGTTTAGTCGGCGTACGACCAATAGAGAGGTGAGGGACTTTACTCCTTTCACCCTTCATCTGCTCCGAGATAACCCCAACGGCGAAAGCCTGAGGGGTTGTTTTGTATCTACGAAACTTTGCCGAAAGTTGTTTTGTCTATCGCGCGCAGAAAGATAAGGACTACTGAGATTCCTACAGCGTCACGGTAACCAACTTGTTCTAGTTCCAACAACTGAGCGATTATAAACACACCAAAAGCACAAAAAGAAATAAGCGTTAGGAATCCCCAAAGCATTTTCATGAGAGCAATCATGAATGGAACTTTATCAGGCGGTGTTGGTGGTGCGAGAATCTCTGACTCATGAACTGGTATGCGCCAGTTCGGGTCTACGAGTCGCCACTTACTTTGGTCGTTGTCAGCCATTGTTATCTGATGAGGCGTGAGAGCGAGCAATCTGATGAACTCGCTGACGGGAGATACCGAACTTCATTGCGATTTTCTCAAGGCTTAGACCTTCAGAGCGAAGCACGAGAATGTTCTCATCTCGTTCGGTGTTCGTTGCTGGCCCTGGGCGAAGCGGACCCCAAGTCCAACCTGAGATTGCCTCAAGGTTTGACTTGCGTTCTGCCGACAGCAAGCCAGCACGGTTGCGTTGCCTCATGTACCCAACCCATGCTCCGAGAGCAATGTTGCGTCCGTCCACGACTTCTGTATGGGAAGCGGGTACACGGGCTGAACCTGTGCGGGTAGCAAACTGTTGTAAAGCAGTCAGATGTGTTTGCCAGCGAGTGGCGTTGTCAATGCGAGAAACGTTCATGAGCGAACACTAGTTCGTGTTAGCCCCGCCATGCGTGAACTCTGGGAACATTTCTTGACTTACCTTACTAGTCCCGCTGCCGCCGCAGCGATACGGGGCTGTTGTGCTGTGTTTTGTGTACGGGGCTCGCGCTCGGGCGCATCCAGAATCTGGTCTTCTGGTTCTGGTTATATTTTCTACATAACTTGACATTCGGATAAATCTATGCTAGATTGTGTCTTGCTTACGAGCGCACACTTTGACGGCTACCAATCGTTACTGTGTTACACCCCCTTGATATAATGGGGGCATACCTACTAAACAAAGGAACAGATATGAACCCCATCATTGAACTACTAACACTTGACGAGCGGGCTAAGGCTCTCGCTATCTGTGCGGATATCAACCGCCAGTGCGACGAGATTCTTGCGACTATCGCTCAACTCAAGGGCGAGAGCACACTTTCGGACTCTCCAGTCGTTATAGAGGAAAGCAACCAATAGTTGCAAATATAACACCCATGTGTTATACTCATTTCAACTTACTAGAAAGGTAAACGACAATGGAACTTAAACACTACAAAGAAATAGAGTGCCAAATCTTTTGGGATGGCGACCAAGACTCATTTGAGGTTGTCCGCATCGCATTTGATGGAGACACTTGGAACCCTGATACGCAAAACGAGTTCCACGAGGAGTACTTCTATCACATGACCCACGAGGAACTAGCCAGTCTCCTTAAGGCGATTAACACGGACTACGCCAACGCATGGAACATTGCTCACTCAGAATGGGCTATTGACTTGTGCGAGGACTACGAACTCGTTTCACAAATATCAACTGGTGTGTCTATTTGACACACGGCTGGGAGTATGTTACACTCCTTAAAGTATTTACTAGAAAGGTAAACCATGAAACTCATCATTGACAAAACAACTGGAACAGTGCTCAACCTTGAGGGTTGCGTCATTGTGGAAACAGACGACTTAAACGACTACGACTCTCACCTACTTGAAGAAGCGAGCGACAGCGAACTCTCCGATATCGGCGAGCGTTGCGGAATCTCCATTGAACAGATGGGCAGAGACACTGGTTGGGGCGACAACAAATATAAGTGGGCAGTCTCGTACTCTCCACTCTCAATCAAAGACGAAACACAAATGCTCGTTGAGGGCGGAGTTTACACAGAAGAAGACAAAGAGTGGAAAGCACTCCAGTGGATTCAGACTGAAGCAACCAAGACAGACTTAGAAGACCTCTCTGACTGGATTATGAGTGGCGACAGCGTGTGGGATGGATACAAGTCCAACCTGATGGAATGGCTCGTTCACATCTACAACAATCGCAACATCTAACGGTGGCATATAACCATGTCACACCCCCACTGTAAAGTGGGTGCTGTAATAAATAAATCTACTAGAAAAGGAAAACCATGGAAACGACTTACAACGGTTGGAAAAACCGAGAGACATGGAATGTAAACCTGTGGCTCGCTAACGACGAACAACTATACCGAATGGTTATGACCTACGGCAAAGAAGTGAACTACCGAGACTTCGCAACAAACTATCTCGTATATGTCTCAGCAGGTACACCCGATGGTGTTCCGTGGCTCAGCGACTTACTTGACTACGAAGCATTAGACGAACTACTAGAAGAAATGGGATGAACATGACAAACTTACAAGAACTCATTGAATCGGCACACCCCGATTACACACCAAACCAACATGACTGGGAATCAGCAAAAGAACTGTTCTCTGTCATCATCAACGACGATGCGAAAGCAATAGTTTCACAAGGCGCAGACGACAGCGGTTATCTGTGGTGGACTGACTTTGTTGCCAACGAATGGTTGGAACATTATCCAACTGTCTCTCTTGCCATCGCAAGACTCGCTCTCCTACAAGCGTGCGGAGAATCCGCATGGGAGAAAGGGTTCACACACACACCAACAGAGTTCGTACAACAGTACGGCAAGTTCACGGAGGTAGCAATATGAAATACCGAGTAACAGTAATGGTCACAACAGATGTTGAAGCAGAAAACTTTAACGATGCAATCACAAATGGGATTGACAAAGTTGAAGTACTCATTGCAAGAGGTGACGGTGGCGTAAACCCCACAGAAAATCCTGCATGGGTTACTGGTATCGCTCGTGATGTCAATAGCGAGCATCTCATCTTTGAGATGGATTGACAAATACACAGAGAGGTGTTATACTCTCTGTTGCTGGATGGTAGACACTTATACGCCCGCAATCAAGTGGGTAAACGAGAGTCTAAAAAGGTTCCGTCGGGGAATCGTTCCATCCTCGCTGTAAAACTACTAAACGAAAGCAGGAGTAATGCCCGCAACACTTAAACACACGGAACACTTTGACCCCGCCATCAGGGGACTCGCAGGTAAAACAATCAAGCGAGTGCGCCACATGGTTGAAGAAGAAGTCAAAGGAATGGGTTGGTACCAACGAGCCCACAACAACTGTTATGTAAACACAATCGTTATTGAGTTCACTGACAACACTTATGTAATCGTAAGTTCAGACCAAGAAGGAAACGACGCAGGTCACCTATTCGTAGAGGAGTACGCATCATGAAAGTTGCAGACCTTGTTAGACAAATCAAACTACTAAATCCAGACGACGACATCTGTGTGTTGTACTGGGAAAAGCCATCGTACGATTACGACAGCGACGACGAGAATGTTCTCACCAAAGAAGCATGGGCAGAAATCTGCAAAGAGTTTGACGACTGGGAAGACGCAGGCGTAGAACTCTCCGAATGGATAGCAGATGCAGTCATTGAAAAGTCGGAGGAGCGCGTATGAACAACAGCATTGATTTCAACTGCAGGTTTGATTCACGCCAAGAAATCGTTATTCAACTTCCACCAGACGCAGACGACATCAGTCAAAACATTTTGATTCTTGTTGTAACTAACGAAGGTGTAATATTTGACTTCTATGAAGACGGCGAACTCACTTCAACCATGGCACGCACATACGAAGAATGGCATGATGAATCACAATCAGCCATGGAGTCGCGCGCCAACCACCCAACCAACTGGAAAATAAACAAGGAGAACCCGCTATGGTGATTTTTGAAGCGACACCAACGTACGACGACTGGTGTAAAGAAAACGGTTTAAACCCAGACAACGACGAAAACTACAACGCATATTGCGAATGGAAGGCAAACTCATGAAAATCCCAAACATATGTCCACGGTGTTGCGACAACTGGATTCCCAACAATCTTCAACCAGGCGAATACCCTGGTGCAATCTCACGAACCGACAACAAAACAGAAATCTGCTCCGAGTGCGGAACAGCAGAAGCACTACAAGACTTCCTTGAAGGAGGATGCACAAAAAAAGAAGACTGGGAAATCATTCGCAAGTAATGACGGTGGCGTATAGCCACCCGCTGTAAACTTAAACACAGGAGAATTAAATATGGAAATGTCATTTGGTAGCGAAGACCCAGAAGTAATGTTTCGGTTTGAAAACCCAGAAACAGGACAGCATGTCGCGGTAATCACCGCACCCCCAGAAACAATGGACGAAGACGGACCAGTCGTCATCCAGTTAACAGACGATAATATTGTCGTGTTATATAACGAACGTTTCGTAGAAGAGAAGTTCGCACGTGCAATTGAACGGAATGCAGAAGAGTTCGGAGAAGCAACAGCAGCAGCGATGGCGATGTCCAACCTGATGCAGATGGCACTACTGGCAGCATCAAAAAAGTTTGATGAAGAGTAGTTGCAAGTAACGACGGTGGCGTATAGCCATGTGATAAAAATACTAAATGGAAACATGGGACGAAGCAGCACGTTGGGCACTAGACGGAATCTTCACTCAAGTAAGGAAGAAGCCTCGCGCTGACCTCCTACAAGTACGCAGCGATTTGGATGGTTTCATAGACGACCTATTCCACGCGCCAGCAGGATTCCAGAAAGCCACAGCAATGTGGGCTGTCATCGGCGGCGATGCAGTAGAACTCTCAATCAAGCGCGGCATCCCGCAAACGATTGACAACGTTCATGCGACCCTCATAAGGAAGCAGCGCGACTACGGACACGAGAACATCCGCCGCTTCGGGCGGCAAGGACTCATGGTCAGAATGCACGACAAAGTCGCAAGACTAGAAAACCTACTCTCAAGTCCTGACGGTGGCGTAAAGCCCAACAACGAATCTATAGAAGACAACATTATGGATGTCATCGGATACGCAGCCATCGGAATCATGTGGGAGTCCCGCCTGTTCCTTCTACCACTGGCAGAGTAACAGCCCCGCTAAAGCGGAGACGGGACGAGGAACTCTCACATACCCGTCCCGTCTACAACGCCTTAGAGCCGCACGGGGGGCATGCGGTCTTAGTCAAGAATAACATAGACAGTCCCGCAACAAATATTACACCTTGTCTATTTTTGTTGCTTAGATGCTTGCGGAGCGGGGCTCATGCTGCTATCTTCAGTTCTGCATAGTTATCGTCTCTCCCCAAGAGCGACGGTGGCGTAAACAAATTCATTCGGCGCCGAAACCAAATGAACTCTCATTCCCAGACAGATACGAGGGTCAGCCACTGCATGGCCGAAAAGGTTTTGAGGATTCGTAAAGTTTCCCCCAGACCCCCTTCAAATGGGTTATTGATGAAGATGTTCTTCCAAGTTCTTTTCTACTTGGATTGTATTGCTCGTATTTGGTCTCTTCTTCCTATTGCTTGATGTGGTCCAACTGGGTATACTGAAACCTATGGACTCTCTTCCTTCTACTGAACCCGTAAGAAAAGGTCGCGCTGTTGGTCAGGCTGCCAAGTGCAGAACTGTGGCTGATGCTGACATCCAGAAAGTGTTTGACTTCTGGGTCACCACACTGCGTTCAAATAAATCTAGCAGAACTAAGTTGGATGACAAGCGCAAACTCTTCATCGGCGCAGCGATACACGACTACGGCATAGACGACTGCATGAAAGCAATCACAGGCTGTTCCAAGTCACCCTTCCATATGGGAGCGAACCGTAACAAGAAACGGTATGACAGCCTAGAACTCATCTTCAGGGACGCAGACCATATTGAGAAGTTCTGTGACCTCACTGAAGCGGACGGTAACTTAGGTGCGAAAGGGTTCTTAGATGACTAAGGAAGAATGTGTAGAGATAGTTGACCGTGTGCTCGCGCATTGGAACCAGTTGGCTAACACTGGTGCCCCTAAGGCGACGTATAACGCTTGGTGGAGAATCATCGGAGAACTTGACGCCACTGAATGCCACACTGCTATAGACGTCATAGCCAGAGAAGACACCTACATGCCCAGAGCAGGCACCGTATACCGTCGTGTCCGAGACATGCACACCGACACCCTCGCCCCAACCCCACACGAAGCATGGGCAATCTACCGTGACCTCGCCTCACAACTAGACTCAGGGAACTACACCCCCGCCAATTTGCATCCTGTTCTACAACAAGCCATCAAAACGGTAGGCGGCTACGCGTTGCACACAAACTCAGACAGAGAACACTTCATACAAATCTATACGAAACAATGGAACGAGACCTACCAATGAAACGCAACGGACGCCCACCCCAAACAACAACCAAACACAAAACAACCCTCACCCTCAAAATAGACGGCGAACTTAAAAATTTGATGGTTTCGTTGGCTGATGGTTATGACATGACGTTGACTGAGTATGTGACGACGTTGGTGAGGCGTGATGCCGAGGGTTCCTGAGCGGGCTAGGAATCTTGATGTTTCTTATCGTATGGAGTTTGTGTTGTCTGGTGCGGATAAGAATGCTGTGATTGATTTGTGTGCGGCGGAGGGTGTGTCTTTGCAGCAGTGGTTGTCGGTTGTGGTTATGTCTGCTGTTCGTGAGGGTCGGGGGTTGCCTCGTCTTGTTGATGGGAGGGTTCTTCCTGATGCTGGTTCTGTGTTGCGTGCGTATCTTGCTGGGGAGAGGGTGTTGAATCCGTGTGGTCGTTCGGATTGTGTTCCTGTGCCTGTTGAGTTTGGTGGGCTTTTGTTTTGCGATTTGTGCGGGGTGCGTTGTGGGTAGCGGGGAACATTTGGGCTAGTGATGGGCGGGTGGCTTTGATGCCTCTGCGTTTTTGTTCTGTTGCTAGTTGTCTGCTGGTGAGTCCTGCCCATACTCCGTGCATGTCTATTGCTGGGTATTGGAGTGCGGTGGTGAGGCATTGTTCTTTGACTGTGCATTGTTTGCAGATGTTGCGTGCTTGTTTGATGTATGTGATGTCTTTGTGTTCTTTTGGGAACATGAGGTGGGTTTTCCCTTTGCAGTTGGCTTGGTCGTACCATGTCTGTGGGGTGGGGGGTATTCCCTGTATATCGGTTAAGTTTATTTGGTTTGGGTGTGTCATTGTTGGGTGCTGTTTCGGTTGTGTTCTTGCAGGTATGTGTGGTGTGGTGCCCCTGTGTAGGGGTCGTATTTGGCTGCGATGTTGAGTGCTTTGAGTGCGATTGTTTTGGCTTGTTGGGGTGTGGGGTTTTTGTGGTTGAGTGCTTGTAGTGCGCCTAGTGCGTAACTTGACCCTGTGCCTGCTGCGTATAGTCCTGTGGCGTCGTTTGTCCATGAGTAGTCACCATCTATGATGTAAATGGTTGCGTTGATGACGGCGATGATTGTTGAATCATGCTCAGCGATATGACTGTTCTCCTTATCGTTAGGAGCCGCATACCCCTGTTCTTCAAAGCAGTGACGTAAAGCAGGAATGAATTTGGTTGTAATAAAAGTATCCAACCGTTTCCCTTTAAGAGTCAGAGCACACAACGGCGGATGGAAAGCATGATGCAAAATGTTAATTGCTCTCACATCCCCTGCTGCACCTAACAGATACTTCCCGTTATAAGCAAGTTTGCTAGACCCCCCACCCAAAGTCGTATACTGATACGCAGTACCCTTCTCATCAAAACTAGAGATACGACTATCCGTCGCAAGCAAAGCAAAACCATCCCCCTGAATACCCACAATCGTCGTCATCAGTAGTGTCTCCGTATATAGGACAATCCAGCATTTGGGTACGTGGAGGAGGAATGCGGCGCTTTGTTCATAGGGTTACAGTGGGCGTGTTTCCCAGTAGTTGAGGGCTGTTGCCATTTCTTCGGCTTCTGCTAGGAAGTCTGTTCTGGCTACTGCCGTATATTTGAATCCGTCGCCTTTGACGACTAGGAATTCGGGGGTTCCCCATTCTTCTAGGGGTTCCTGTACAATGACTGCCCAACGGTAGTTCGGTTCTCTGTGGATGATGTCTGCTGTGTCGTTCACGATTTTTCGGCTAACTGTCGTTTGAGGTTGGCGATTTCGTCGGCTACTTCTTGTAGGAACTCTGGGGCAATGTTGAATTGCACGGCTTCTTTGTTCATGACGTCAGCCATGATGCGTAGGGTTTCTTCTACGCTTTCGTATTCTTCATTGTCCATCACGGTTTACTTCCACTGCTCCGTCTGGGGCGTAGTCGGGGTTGACTGTAAAGTATTGTCCTTGATGTTTCATGAGGATGCCTGCTTCGCCTGTGACTTCACAAGTTTTGAGTGATAGCGCCTCGTATCTCCCTGTTACTTCATACATTTTGAGGCGTATTCTGTTGTCTGCCTCTGTTTCAAAGTAGTAGCGAAGACCACCAAACTTCTGTTTAATTTGTATAAGCACATAGTTGGGGTCTAGTGCTATCAGTTCCTCATGGCATTTGATGATGAGTTCATCCCAGCCGTGGTCACATTCAATGTAACCCGCATAGTCCTTGTGCATCAAGGATTCAATGTGGGCTATCTTGCGTTCAACTTCAGTTTCCTCTTTTGCCATGGTCGCCTCAGTTAATAAGGTGGAGTTCGCCCCACCCGTTTTCTTCAGAGATAAGAATTGACAATGTCCCTTCACGGGTTCTCACTCCATAGGCATCTTGGAAGTATTCACCAACAGATGTGAGACTTGGACAAACAAAAACGGCGCGTCCTTCCTGCTCTTTAACGTTCAAGTGGTGATAATGCCCTGTGATAAGGATGTCTGCGTCGGCTACTCCTGCGTGGGCGCGACCTAAAGTCTGGTCTTTCCACCAGTTCCATACTGATTGCGCAGCGTTACCACTTGCTTTGGATAGGTGTCCGTGCGTGAATGCGACATTATGTCCAGACAGATTTAACGAAACAGTAAGGCGTTCTAGCGGAAGTCTGAATCCGACATGCCCATAAACCTCTGGGTTGATTGAAAGGATTTCGGCAATCTGTTCAAAGATTGCTACATCGTCGTTGTCGCCAGTAGTTGTGAATGCTTTGCCAGTTAAGCCACGGTTCTCGCCATGGTTTCCGCCTACTGCGGTCACTGTTACCTTTTCCGCTAACGGTGCACAAGCCATGATGATGTCTCGGACTCCACGACGGACAAGTTTGAGTTGTTCGCGTCGGTCTAACTCAATTCGGAATTGCTGTGCTGGATAATGTCCGCAAGTTCCTTCGCAAAGGTCACCTAATCCAGCAATAACAATATGTCCGATTTTGTTGCCTGCACGGCGCAAATCCGCAATACGCTGGGGAATTGCGTCTACGAGAGTGGCGATTTTTTCGGCTTGACGCTCTACTCCGCCACCATCTCTGTTTCCGACTTGCCAGTCGCTTAGAGCAACTACAAAAGTACTGTCACCAGTTGGGGCGACTTTAGCACCCTTCTTCTTCTTGCGAACGTCGTGATATAACGCCTCCAAATCACCGCTATAACGGTTCTTTGACTTCAAGCGAATCTCTGCTTTGAACGAGTAGCAGATAGCACTCGTTGCAGTGTCCTCTTGGCTCTCTCGTTTCCAGCCATCGTAGGAACACCATTTGATTGTGTCTCCAACAATTTCGTACTTCTCTGGGTCTAAACCGCGAGCACGTAATAAATCTGACCAATCTTCTGGAGTCTCATAGATTGTGTCAGTTGTGATAGTTCCAGTTTTTCCATCCCAGATAACACCAGGTTCCCAACCTGGCGGAGTCTTGCGACTTTTAACATCATCCTCATGTTCTGCTTTATTTTCTACCGCTGCAAGACGGGCTGCCAATGTCGTTGGTTTCTTACTCATTTGGTTTCTCCTTGACAGCGGCACCAGCCGTTGCGATGTGCGGCTATTGTGTCTCTACCTATCCTGTATCCACCAGCAGTAAGTTCACTATGTATTTCTCGCGTAGATGCCCTACCATCCATTACTCTTTTTAAAACTTCTGATGTTTCACCATCTAGTGAATTGAGAAGTTTTGTTACAGGGCATGGTTGATTTTGCTCGGCATCTAATCTCATTAACCTTGATGCAAGTTCTGACATATGTGACCCCCACTAATCGTGCAATTGGAAACGCACGTGGACAGGTGTAACTATATACTATGTTTGCGTCTATGTCTAGGAGTTCAATGTCTTCACGTTATTCAAATAAAAGAGACCATGTTTTACGCACGCCTCTTGAACATACAGTTGACGAGTGTGTGAAAAATGGTGATGATGTTGTGTCAATGGTTGAATCAATACTTCAAACTCTTGGCGAACAAAACATTATTCAATACGGCGACAACAACGTAACGAGTTTGTTGACTCCAGCAGGACGAGTTATTTCGTTGCTTATTCAAAAGCCTTACTTAACTATTCGCGAGATGTCTGTTTTGTTAGGTACGACGGAAACAAACGTTGGGAAAGCAATAGCAAAACTCCTTGATGATTCGCTCATAGCAAGAACAAAAGTCAATGGAAGAAATGAATATCAAATTGTCGGGTCAACTCTTGAAAATCACAGTGATATCAGAGGCTTATTTACCGTCATTAAGCGACTCATGAAAAGGTCAGCCGAATAGCAGAGTGATAGCACCTACTGCTGAGTGATAATCCAAGCAGAAAAAGCCTCATCATCTACTGGCATAACCCATATTTGACCTTGGTCAAGTTCATGGTGCCACTCTCCAGCGAAAGTCCAAGCGACTTGAAGGTTTTCCTGAGGTGGACATACGCCAACGTTGCAGTCAAGACCAAACCTGTTGATGAACCATTCAACTGCGCATTTGGCGTCAGCGTGACGGCACGTCGCTTCATCTGAGGAAGCGTGAGGACAGATGACTTCAATGATTTTTACGGCACTGTGGTTGAGTTGCATGACAAGAATATGCCCGTCATTGTGCCACGAGACCTCTTTGTCATCTTCCATACTGGGAACACATTACACTAGAACTCTTGAGCACTATGTAAATTTGAAAAATCAGGCGTACCCTAACCATTCGGCTAGGTGATAGATAATCAGCCGAACATTACCTTCCAGCAATCTTTGCAAACTACGCCGTTAGCGTGAAGACCCTTACTTGTTTGCCATGCCTTGAGTGAAGCCTCAGACTTAGCACCGAAGTCGCCATCGGGCTTAGCGCCGATAACTGCTTGTACCAGTTTCGCGACATCGCCCTTGTAACCTTTTTTGACATCAAAGCCAGGGTAATCAAAGTGAAGTCCGCCTGCTACAGGAGCAGCAGCAGGAGCAGCGGCTGGAGCCGAGCCATCAGGCGATGCATCTCCGAGAGCATACTGCCAGTGCCATGCTTCAAACTCTTTAGATTTCTTATCGTTACCTTGGAGATAGAAACCGTACTTGGGAGCGTTTGCACACATCCAGTCAAAACAAGCGCCACCCATGCCAAGCAACTGACCGCGAGACTCGTATCCGAGGTCAATAGCCAGCCCCCAGCCATGATTTGAGCCTTTGAGACCTGTTGGGTCTGGAGCCGCAGAAGGAGCCTTGCCCTTCTTGAGGTACCAAGTCTTTCCTTCAAAAGTGCGGGTTACGCCAGTACCAGTATTTTCAAGCACATAGCGGTCACGGAACATTGCGAGTTGACCTTCAAACGAACGGTAGTCGCCAACATTCCTGAGTTTATGACCAGCAGCCAGGGCGGCGTCGTACAACTTATTGAATTGCGCTGCGACTGGTGCGTACATCTTTCCGCCAGTTTTAACGGAAGCCAAAACGCTGTCAGCCAACTGACCGTTCTTATACTGCTTGAGTGCAGTTGGGACTACGAGTTTGATGTATGGGAGGCTCATGGTTTTCCTTCGGTTGATATTTCGTTGGGGGTTTTGTCCCTCAACTATATTATACCAAACCGTTTGAACCTATTATTCAGATACTGATTGTTGCGCCTTTTTGTCAACCCTTGTAAAAACACTGTTTATTTCAGCGAGTTCAAGTTTGCCGTCATCTAAGAATTCTCTGGCGAGACCTTCAACAACAGTTGCGACGCCAGCCATGCCAGCCATGAAGCAGGCTTTCCACAAGGTGACACCAGCAATTGCGCCAGCACCAATAACACCCAGACCCGATGCTGCGAATACTGCAACGATGCGCAGCAGAACATTATTTAGAATTTTCATATTTTACTCGTTTTCTTCCTTCTTGAGAAGGACACCAATAATGTGAATAAGTAAAGCAACGCCACTAATCCAAAGCCCCTTGGTTTTTGTTTCACCTGAAAGGGTGATGAGAACTAACGCAGTTCCAGCCAAAGTCCATGCAAGAGCGTGACCCTCATTTACTAGTTTTTTCAAATATTTCATTTTCCTCTAACCCTTCTGCGTGGTTCTGTTGACACCGAAGCACCTCCGCCACCATTTGGAGATGGATTATTATTACCACTACCATTTAATGGGGCTGTTGGAGTAATAGGCATAATAGTTGGTGCTACAAATAATACACCAGCAGCAGCAACAATGACGCGACGTGTGCCGACGTCAACCCCAGAGCCGAGCGGAACATAGATATCAATGGCTCCGTCAAAAACGTTAATTTCAGATTCCAGAGATTCCCTAACCTCGGTTGGGGCGTCTTGAACCGCTGCAACCAGTTGCGCTGCCTCTTCTGGGTTTACATTTGAGATATCAACAGCATCAAAGATTTCTGCTGCCTGCTCACCGTCAATACTTTGCAAAACTTTTTCGCTCGTAGCGAGGTCAACGGCTTGGTCTTCCGTAACCCCATTTTCAATAACCGAGTCAACAGCAGCCGAAACCTGCTCCTCAGTAACTGTGTCAGATTCCAAGACATTAACCAGTTCCTCAAATTGCTCATCGGAAATTGGTTCATCCAAAACAGCATCAATAATCGCATCAAATTTATCGTCAGAAATAGGTTCATCAAAGACTGCACTAAGGGCTTCAGCGAATTGCTCTGTACTTAGAGGCTCATCAAAGACTGCCTGTACTGCGGTATCAAACTGCTCGTCACTCAGAGACTCGGTGTCTTCAAAGACTGCTGCAACGGCGTCTTGGAACTGCTCATCAGAAAGAGGTGCATCAAACACTGCGGCAACTGCATCCTCAAACTGTGCTTCCGATAGTTGAGTCGGGTCTTCAAACACAGCGTCTATAGCAGCAGCAAAATTTTCATCAGATAAAGGTTCAGAGAAAACAGAATCAATAACGGTAGAGAACTGTTCATCCGATAGTTCTTGGTCAAGAAGCGCAGTAACAACCGCCGTTAGTTCTTCAGGTGTTTCAGCGTCAGCAACCAAATCATCAACAGCGTCCGCGAGTTTGTCGTCTGACATAGGACCGTCAAAAATGTCTGCAACCGCAGTATCGGCTGCGTCTTGCGTATCTTCGGGAACAACTATCGGCGTTTCATCCGTTGTTGCCTCTTGTTCTGGGGCATATTGTGGTAGCGAGGTGGTGGATTCTGTATCTTCGGAATTATCCGTGTTCGTGGGTGTCTCAACTGTCGTTTCCTCCTCTAATGGAACGGTTGTTGTTGTTCCTGAAGGCGGTGATTCTGGAACGGTAGTCGTGGTTTCTGGAATGGTTACAACAGTTTCTGGCTCTGTTGTAGTTGTTTCTGGTTGAGTAATTTCTGGTTCTGGTTGAGTAGTAGTGGTTGGTTCTGGTTGAGTGGTCGTAGTTGTTTCAGGTTCAGTTGTTGTAGTTGAAGGTGGAGTTGGGTCAAGAACCGTTACATCAACAGTGGTTTCGGGTCCGTAAACGCATGGACCCACACCTTCGTTAGAGAAACAACTTTGATTTCCCGCTTTGATACCAAAACGAACGGGTCCGAATCCAGTAGTTACGGGGTTGCCTCCAGAGAACATCCATTCACCCAGTGAGTAAGTAGTTCCTTGGTTAGTCCAAACCCCCCAACCGCCAGAGGTGGTACCGTCAATTTCGTCAAGGTCATAGAACGTAACCGCGTAGGCGTAGATATCAACATTGCTTGACGTTGGCGCATCCCAATCAAGGTCAACGCTTCCATCTGCGTTGGCAACAGCCGTCAAGTTTGTGACCGCATTAAAGTACGGAGGTGGCGTGACAGACAAACTCTCCCATGATTGACCATCCGTAGAAGTCATAACCCTGTTGTCTGTTCCAGAGTTTGCTACAGCAACATATTTCCCAGCCCCATAAGCAACACCTTGCCACGAGTTATTCGGAACCCCAGAACCTAGCGTCCAGTTCGCGCCATCAGTTGAATAAGCAGAACGGGAATTTAATCCGCCTTCCGCTACCGCAATAAATTTATCTCCGCCGTAGGTGATGTACTTCCATTGATTAGATGGAACAATTCCAGCAGACCAGTTCAATCCGTTCGTGGAGTAACCACCATATCTATTTCCCGAGTTTGTGCTGTACTCAAGCCATGTAAAGCGACCATTGCCAAACGCAACTGTTCGGATATCTACAATTGCACCAGGGTTTTGAGTAGACCAGCCAGTAGTGCCATTAGCGGAAGACCATGCTCTACCGAACTGAGACACGGAAACAAACCGTGGAACTTCTGCACTACAGGCAACCGCATCATGTGACCATCCATAGGCGGGAGTGCGCAATGTCCATTCAACACCATCCGTGGAAGACATTACATAACTACTCCCCCAAGTCGCGGTAGCAACAAAAAGACCGCCACAGTTCGTGATTGCTTGCCATTCTCCTGTTGGTGCAGTTCTTGATGTCCACGTAACACCGTCAGGCGAGGTCATGACCGCATTTGAGCCAACTGCAACAAACTGATTGTCGGCGTATGTAATCCCTTGCCAGTTGCTGTCGGAAGCAGAAGTTCTTGAAACCCAGTAGTCGCCATCTGTTGACGTCATCACACGGTTACCGTTACCAGATGAGGCAACAGCAACAAATTTTCCGTCCCCATAGGTGACGGCTTCCCAGTTTTGGTCTTCGGGATATCCTGTTGCGTGGACAGAGGAAATAGGGGGTACGACCCATGCCATTACTGCTACAGGTATGAATATGAGCAGCCGTGTTAACCGCGATATTTTCCCCATGCTACACCTCCAATACAGTGTAGCACTTAATAACTAGTTATTAATAATATCTTGTTACTGCTGGGGTGGTTGTGTAGGTTGTGACGGAAGTTTCAGTAGTGTACTGAAGTCCTATTCTTTCATATTCCGTAAGGTGAACATAAGGGGGGCTCACGTTAACTGGGTTTCTTATTGATAAATACATATTCCAAGAAGGTGTTCCTCCGTTGCCTGCCCCACCATATGTTGTCGCGCCTTTAGCAGCCGTAGATTTTACAGACTGAGTAGCAAAACTGAAGTTATGGTCCCAATCAAAGTTATTTAAACTTGCAATAACAGTTGGCTGATTATTTCTTGTGTTTACTAGTGACGACGCCCCTCCGCCAAGCCATGTGCCAGCAGAGTTATACATTTGAAGAACAACGTTATGCTTTCTTACAGAAAAAACCAGCCATGTTGCATAAATCCCGTAGTCAAGAAAACTATCGCGGGCGTCTCTCATCGCAAAATTGATGTTTCCAACAGTATCCTGACCCGAAGTTGCAGAACTAACAACTTTCCAAGAAAGATATGAGGTCAAACTTCTGTCAGTGGTGTTTGCTGTGCTTCCGCCGTGCAATAACGTCCCACTATAATTACTGTCATAAGTGATAGCAGTTGTTAAATAATTAACACCTGTATACATCCCCGTCGTTGCAGCGCTTTCGGAATACGTTGTTCCCGTAGCAGTGTCAAAAGCGTTAGCGTTCGTGAAAGAGTAGACGATGGGGGTAGTAACACTCTGCCAGCCAGTAGCGTTGTCAGTTTCACCACCGTTGTTGTCGCGTTGTCTGACGAGAGCCCAATATTTAGTGTTAGGTAAAACGTAAAACCACGCAGCCTGAGCAGCCCCTGGTGCCGTAGTAAACACTTGACTACTAACGAAAGTTGTTGGGGCTGACGTACCTGAATACAAATAAACTTCACAGTTCAAGAAATCAGTATCCGCTGCCAACGTATAGTTGACACCAATATATTTCAACACCTCACCAGATGTTGCGAATCCAGAGTTTGAACCCACTGCTGGTATAGGGTTTTGAGCAGGACCAGTACTAATCCCATTTAGCGATGGTGAATTAGGCGGAGCATTAAGAGTTGTGATTGATTTATAGTTTTGATTTTCTACATCTGAGCCCGTCGTATGATTATTGTAGTTAGTTAAAACATATCGCGCCCAATATCCAGCCCGTTCAGCCAAACCAGTCCGCGTATAGTCATTAGTCGTAGCATTACTAGCCAAAGTGGCAGAAGTTATCAATTCCCAATACAGATTTACGCCATCATAAGAAAGGTTGTACCACTGAATTTTTTGGAATACCCCAGCAGGAAAACGTGCGCGCCAAGTAGCAGAATTAGAAGTAACTCCTTGCTGCAAAATAAAGTCGGTTGGTTGAGCCGACGCCGTCAAAGTAAACGAGTTTTCTGCACCGCTTAAAGTAAGACCAGAGTTCGCTACCGACTTCACAAAATAAGTGTATGTAGTCGCAGCCGCATGTCCATCCACAACATATGAACGCACACCCGCTCCTATATTTGTGTTGACAGCAGTGAATGCTCCAGCACCAACTTTTCGGTATAACTCAAATCGGTTAAGAGTAGTGGTTGCTGCGCATGTCCACGAAATAGTCGTACGGTTTGTTGAGTCTGGGGCAGTGCCCGTAAAACTCTGTACGAAAGTTACTTGTGACGGAGTAGGTGGGAAACCCTGCCAAATCTGACTAACTGCCTTGACGTTAGTAACAATAGTGGCAACACCGCCAGATGCGTAAGCGCCACCCGTTGTACCGTTAAATCCCACAATATAAAATTGGGTAGTATTAACCACCATGACTGCGGCTGTTGTGTTATAAGAACTTGGAGTTATTCCAGTAATAGCAATAATTTCGCCATTGACAAACCCATGAGGTGTGGATGTCGTGTAGTTTGTCGCTCCAGTACCGAGTGCAGCGCCAGATATTGCTACAGGCACTTTACTTAACTTATAAGCGTACGAAACCGCCGTGTATGCAGAGGCAGTACGTGACGCTATAGCAGCCGTTAGGGAGCGGTTGGTGGGCTTATAGCCAGTGCCATCGTAGGCAAATACGTTGGCACCAGGCATTTGTTAGTCCTCCGTTGGTTCTCCAATTACCGAAACCACCTCGTCATCGTGTGAATGGTTAAGCGAATTAACGAGGTCTGCCAGCATTTGTACTCGTGCCGACAACACGACGTTTTCAATCGTCAAGGAATTGACTCGCTTTACCAACTCATCAATAATGATTTGGGGATTAAGTTGTTCTGTCATTTTACCACTCCGTAGTTAGGTGTTTGTTGTTAAGGAATAAAATTATAATGCATCTGGCGTCTGCTTGAACTGCTCATCATAGTTCAAAGCAAGTTCCGCAACCGCAGTATCCACACTAGGGGCACTCGGAACCGTATAGCAAAAAGTACTAATAATGTACTTGGGAGAAGACAGCGGCATCAACCCAGCATGAGGATGCGTGAAGTTAGCAGGGAAAAACGAAATACGTCCACAAACAGAATCAACAGTAACTTCATGCAGCGGAAAGTTTGTCCCCCCACCTTTGGTTACGGTGTTCAGATACATGACGACACCAAGTACCCGATTTCCAAGACCCTCAGCCTCATATACTCCGCCATCACAATGAGGCTTGTAGAACCCTTCATTGGCGGCATATTTTTGAAATTGATATCCAGTGTCGTATCTGTTAGTCCAGTTATTTAAGCCTTCGTAGTATGAGCAATATTCTTCCAATGCAGGAGAAAAAGATTCAAACACCAAATCATTAAGAGCAGCCAATTCTTTTCGCTGCTCATCAGTTTCTGCATGGTCACTGTAATACGACAAAGAAAAATCGTAACAATTCTTTATATGCTTGTTAATTCCACTAATAGTTGGACCTTCGTACATCATGCTGCTGTGTGTTTCCGCATATTCAATAATGTCAGCGCACAACGAATCGCTTAAAACATTATCTTTGTAAGCAATAGCGCCACCAACGCCAGAAGGGAAAATCATTTAGTTTTCCACCACTTTTTTTTCTGGCTATCTTCAGCGAGTTCTGCATCGCGCCTAAACCTATAACCGCGATAAAGACGAGCAGAAGACCATCCATCCCCAGTGGGTTTTAAAGCACCAGAACCAAATCCGCGCCCAACAACATACTTGAATGCACTTTCATCAAGGAATTCAATACTGTGCGCCATCGTGCTTCTTTTAATTGGAATTAGATGCATCAAGGGTGCGCCCCACGGGATAGTGAATGACTCTTTGCCAAGCAAATTAAGCACACAGTTTGATTCATGATAATAGTCGGTGTTTACAATGCCTGGTAATACAGAAAAATGTCGTGATGGCTCATAAAGAACTGGCAAAATCATTGTTGACCAACCTGGTGCAGTAATGATTCTAAAAGGGTTAACCAACTTTGGGTACCCCACATTTTCCATCGCCCGCACTTTAGTCATAGGACATGAGCCTGTTTGCTCAAAAGCAAACGGTTGATTCACAAAATGTTCATGTGCCCCAAAGCCATCAAACTGGTCGCAAGTAAAATCCCATGAATCTTCACCTTCGGTTTTGTTAAAACGAAAGTTTGTCCAAGCAGGGATTGTTATGCCAGAAGAAACAAAATCCATTGTTGCTGCACAGCGCCTAATTGAACCTTGCGTGCTAGGAGAATCTTTAATCCACTGAGGAACTGGAGCCCTATCGTTAGAATAAGGAGGCAGTTCAAGGAGACGGTTATCCCAAGGGACAATAACAATCTTTCCCTCAGGAACTTTAATATCGCTATACTTATCAATTTTCCGCAGGCTCACAGTAGTTTGTCCTCAAATTGCATATCAAGCGATTCACGATGGTCAACCAACTCATGATTAAAACGGGCATGGCGACGATTTGAAATATCTAACTCCACTTGTTTGCGAAGATTAAAATTGTCAATCATCAAGGTTGCTGCGCGACTATTTAAAACACCTTGTCCTTGTGCAACGTGGAATAAGTGAGGTGCATGGAACATCTCCCCATTGATTGTTCCTACGTCATTACGACATGGAACTCTCTCTTGCCAAAGGTCAAGAAGTTCTTGAAGCGAGTCATTAATTTTCATTTCAGAAGAAGCAGTCCAGAATGGAGTATCACGCCTATCCGATATGTAATGAAGGCGAATCATCGTCAAAATGTTATCCATCATTGTTGTGAACAGTTTGTTGTAATGCTTTTGCGATGCCGTATGTTTTTGCTCAAATGACGCAAAATACGGTATTGCATATTTTATTTGCTGAATTGCACTACCAATTGATGTTGCTTCTAGCGGTTCAACAAAAGCAGCAGCCAAACCGATAGCCATACAATTCTTGACCCAAACTTCCTTAACATGACCTGCATCAAATTTGAATGTTCGTGGAGCAATAGATAGCGGTCCGATTTGTTTCTCTAAAGTTGCAATAGCCTCATCGTCAGAAACAAACTGCGATGAGTAAACGTATCCATTTCCACGCCGTTCTTGTGTTGGGATTTCCCATATCCATCCAGCATCTTTGGCTATTGCTCTCGTGTATGGACGTATTCCGTCTGATGATGATTCGGATGGGGCGGCTATTGCAGAATCAACGAGGAGGTAGTCAGAGAATGAATTCCAATTAGAAGCATCTAGTTTGTTCATTAATACACGGGAGAATCCACTTGCGTCAATCCAAAGGTCTGCTTCTACAGAACTTCCGTTATCAAGAAGTACGCTAGAGATGTTTCCTGTTTCACTGTGGCGCTTAACATCGGTAACTTGACCATCAATCATTTTGATGGAACGCTTAAAGCATAGTTCGGTAAAATAGTTATTAAGTTTGAAAGTGTCAAAATGGTATTGGTTAGTATTGGAATGTAAATTCTCGCGTTTAATTTTGTTTTGAATTAAACCAATACTGCTCGTCTGGCTCGTTAATGAGTCGCCATTCTCAAGAATGCCCGCATATGTCGGGTAATGACCCCACCCGTAAAGTTGTTCATCGCCAGAAACACTATGAAAATAATCAGGGAACGAACCTGACCAACCTTCAAAACGAATACCGTATTTATGTGTAGCGGCTGTTTTCACTAACATCTGTTCAAGCGGAATATCGCACAAATTCATAAATTCGCGCCAATGTTCAGTGCTTCCTTCTCCGACCCCAATGATGCCGATTGTACTTGAGGAAATAATCGTTACTTTAGATAACGGAAATGCCTGCCTGAGCATGATTGCAGAAATTAGCCCTGCCGTACCAGAGCCAACAATCCCAAAACTTATAGGTTCGTGTTCGTTAGTCATGATGGCAGTTTAACGCAGACAGTGTGAGAAACCCAGCCCTGAAAATGTTGCGTCAAAAAATCGCCTCTGTCAAGAATCTTTTTGTGTAGCAGAGCGGAAAGAGAAACCTGTGCAGCCATATCTAGAGGCTTCTTGTCTCCAAGTACCTCATACAGGGCACCACCATTGCTTGAGTTGTGGATGATAACTACTCCGTTTGGCTTCATAGCGTTCATGATTGCATCAAATAAGGAATCGTCGGCACAGATATGTGAATACATCACAACAGCCATATCAAGTTCGGGCATATTGTTGTAAGCATCGTCCCATGAAAGTGTTGTTACATTTGTGATATCTGCATCACTCGCAGTATCATGCGAACCCGCAATAAGTGTTGAAGCACAATTTAGAACATAAACATTTTCGTAGTTATGGGCAGCAAAATAAATAGCGTACGGAACGCTATGTATAAAAACGTCCTTTGCCCCACATAGCCGTCCATACATTTCTGCTTGCCCATGTGAACTCCAAACAACTGGGGCAATGTCCTCGCCACCAGGGGCTCCTACCAAACCATAAGCAAGAAACTCTTCAGAACGTGAAGAAGTACGTAAATCAAATTTATCTGATTCTGTCAACCGAGAATAGATAGCACGACTAAAATCCTTGAACTCAATAATAGAGGGCAACTGTGGAGGACACGAAAATGAACTTATGCGATGAGTCGCATTCCCGACTGTGACAATATTAATCTCACTCATTGTTTATCTCCATACACGCTATTTACTTGACTATTAAAAACAATAAAGTTGAGCATGTGAAGCAATTTACTGCGCACTGGTTCATTCACTGCTTTTGCAGCAACCCTAAAAGCCTCAACGTTGTTAGCGTCAACAAAATCGTAGTCAACATCAATCAAAGTTTTAACCTGTGCCGTTAAAGCCTGAATATGATTGTTACTATCAGAGTAGTCAAATGTTATAGCCATCAATCGTCTTCCTTTGGTATTTGCATATAAACGAAGTTGTCAAGCAATCTACACCCTGACAATGTGTCTTGTCGCTCATCTTCGTCTGCCATAAGCCACCTGAATATACCAAGACCTTCGTCTGCGCCAGTCACTTGATTAGGTGGCAATATGTCCTTAACAATTGGGACGGGATTATCTTCTGGAACAACAACACCATCTGGTGGCGGTGCAATGCCGAGCCATGCAAATCTTTCATTTGGAATGTTTTCGTATTCCATCTCTACCTCAACCACGTAACAAGTGAATACTTGACACCATCTTCAACTGGATGCGCCGTATGCGTGTAGGGGAAATTAGATGGAAATATAACTACTGAACCAGTTTTGGGTTTAATTGTTATCCCGAAATGCGGGAATGTTAGTTCTCCGCCAACCTTGGTTGTTGAGTAAGGGAATGCCACAATAGAAACTGTTCTGGCGTTATCTGGTGCGTGGTCCCAGTGGGTGCGATATTGCGCTTGACCCTCATATTTGAGAACAATCCAACCTTCATTGCCGATAAACGCAGTAATCCCGTGATATGTGCTGTAATCACTAAGGCACGTATCTATATCTTTGAGAATAGATTTATTTAACAAATCTGAGATTGGCGTACTTGGACAGGGGCGTGTAATGTCCAACAGTGAACATATGCGCGATGAGCGGTACTCACTGATTTGTCCTGAACCAGTTTTTGAATAATCCCAAGACAGTGGTGACCATTCGTCATTGGTTTGCTCTTCAAGCATTGAAATAAACTTTTCGCCATCGGTCAAAGCATTTTCGTAAACAAAAATACATGGCGCTGGTTTACTCAGGGTTAACGACATAATACTCCCCGTGTTCTAAAATTCGCATAGATTTATCAAATATGTCAAACACTTGAACACCGTATCCAGTGCACTCAATGGCATAACGAGCGTAGTGTTTTTCAAGTATCAACGGCTCAATAATTTTTTTACCATTCAAAACAAGGGTTACGCCGTCACGCATATCAACAAAATCATTAGTTACCTCAATGCTTTGATGAAGCATTATTGGGACTTCGTTAGCGAAAAGGCATATTTTTTCGGATGGCAAAGAAATAGGCTGCGCAATGTCGCGGTCAAAGTCAACATAACGCGATAAAGCACTTTCACCATGCAGCACAGATAGAGCAAGCAATTCCGCTTGCTCGCTTAGTTCAGCAGTAATTGGTGTTGATGCAGGCACATAGAAGACTCTTTGCATTACTTATGCCGCCAGCGAGTCAATCTTTGCCTTAATTGTAGCCAAAGTTGCTTCTAGTTCAATAACGCGACGTTTATTCCAGTTATCTTCTGAATCAGCAAATTCTGGATGCTCACCATAAGTGTAGTCATCAACATCAATTCCCAGACGTGTTAAAACTTCAAAAAGTTCAATTTCTAAAGATTTGTAAGTTCCACGCAAAATCTGTAGACGCTGCTTAGTGTCAATTTCGTCAAATAAAGGCATTTTTTCTCCTATGTGTTCTGAATTAAGTATACAAACCCTGAAGAGGCTGTGTTGAAATCTGAGTCTTGAGTTGCACCAGCAGTAACGTCGGTAGTTACGCTTCCCAATGAGGTGCTATCGGTTATCACAATGATACCTCCTCCACCGCCTGCACCCCCACGCTTACCTGTGCCGCCCTGAGGTTGTGCGGGTGCCGCAGTGCCTCCTGGTCCAGCGAGACCCCCTGTGCCCCCCGTACCACCTGTTCCTGCCGTTCCAGCAATGCCAGCGGGTCCGCCTGCGCCACCAGCACCTCCTGCATAATGAGTACCAGTGTGGGGTGACCCGATATGTTTGCCTGCCGACCCATGGGTGTGAGGTCCGCCTGCATGTTGTGTTCCGTGATGTCCGCCCCAGTAGTAGTAGGCATGAGTTCCGTCATTGCCCTGCCCGTTTGCAGCACCGTGGTGTGGTCCGAAAGTATGAGGACTGTGTAAAGTCGCCCCATCGTTTCTATGTGTGTGATGGTTATGTCCGTGAGGAGCATCATGATGCGGGTTGTGCGTGTGACCTGCATGGTGAATGTGTGAAGGATTATGAAAGACCGTACCTGGTCCATGTGTCAATGGCTTGTTACTCGTAACTACAGGAGGGTTATGGTTTACCGTATTGCCGCCGTGAGGCATATGAAAATGAAGTCGCGAGCCGCGATGCTGGTCATGATAATCCTGCGAAAGATGAGCATGCGGAATATGCGCGCCAGGTTCGCTATCATGCCCTCCGCCATTTGCGTACTGAGTATTCATATGTCCAGAACCGAGACGGTGATGAGCATGATATGGACTTGTGTTAATACCTGGTGCCGCGTCTCCAGTATTTCCAGCCGTGCCAGCACTACCAGCATTGCCCGCTGCGCCAGTAGTACCTGCGTTTCCAGCCGTACCAGCCGTACCAGCCGTACCACCAGTACCAGTAGTTCCAGCAGAACCTAATGCGCCAGAAATACCTAGCGAAACAATTCTTCCAGTACCAGTAATAGTTTTGGCTGCAATAACAACGACAGCGCCACCTTGCCCAGCCGAACCTCCAGCACCACCTACACTCGGATTTGCTCCAGTTGCCGTACCAGGGTTGCCTGCCGTACCAGGATTTCCTGAGTTGCCTGTCGCACCAGGATTTCCAGCCGTACCCGGATTACCAGAGTTACCTGTACTGCCTCTTCCACCAGGAGTGGTACCAGTGCCAGTATGGGCATTTGGTGGATATCCACCAGCACCACCTAACGCACCAGCAACAACAGTTCCACCAGCACCACCCGCATTACCCGCATTACCCGCATTACCAGACTGGCTAGGCCAAGACGTAGGAGCAGTTTTACCAGACCAAGTATCAGAATCAGTTAACGCTGGATATGTTGTTCCTTGACTTCCTTGCGTACCAAGAGCACCACCAGTCAAAGGTGTCAACTGACTGTTATTAGGGTCAATGAACAAACCTTTAGTAGCAACATCTAAAGAATACAGAATTCCTGTAGGGAGAAGACTCGTACCATCAGCGGTAGCGCCCCCACCCTTGCCGCCAATACGATATGTAATAGCATTCGTGGATGTCGTTCCAGAGACTGTCCTTGACGTAACTGCGCTTGGTTCTCCATAAAGTAAACCAAATATCGTGTTTGAACCACTGCTGACGCCAATGTATCCATTAACAGTTAGTTTGTTACGAACAAAAACTCTGTAACCATTAGTGTGAAGCATTGTTTGCGATGGTATAACCAAATTGTTGTAATACATATCTCTGGAAAGATAAGTTATTTGTCCTGAACCAAGAATGGTGACATCGCCGTCATATCCGTTCCCATACACCGAGTCGTTACCTGCACGTTGCACATGCGTTGACGGTGTTGCAGAAAACATTCGTACTGGACGCACATTGACTGGCTCATAAATACCCACATTACTACTTGTGCTACCAACCCAACTTCTCATCAATATAGAAGAAGAAGTAGAAGAAGTGGCATATGTAGTCGTAGAGGTAGAAACTACCCCGACGCTATAAGTGGCAAATTGCGCCTCACCGAGTGCCTTGAGTTCATATGTTGATGGAAGAAACCAGTCTGTATAACCACCGCCAGAATATTGTTTTGCAACATATGCTGCAGTATTTTCTTGTGAACCAAAATTAAATATGATATCTGTCTGTGACGCCCCTAATCCAATATCAGGATATAAAGTGTATCCAGTTAAAGAAACGTTGCTTGTTCTAAGTTTTGGTGTTGCTGTCCCACCAATCCATGTGCTCGTTGATGACGAGTTATATGCACTGCCAGACCACGCTCGTGTTTCTGGAATAATACTGTAACCCTCATTAGTAAGAGTTCTAATATCTGCGGTACCAGGGTTTGGTAAAGCCGTATATGCCATTGACGAATCTAAATATGATTTCACACCATCAAAAAACGGATATAAAAAAGAAAAAGAACTTTGTTCAAACAAAACACCGTCAGCACGCGTGATGTCGGCTGTTGTCAGACCCGTGGTGCCACTTAAAATATGCAGACGAGCGAATGCAGAGCCAATTGGTGCTGTTCCAGCAACCCATCTGCGCCGCCAGCCGTCTGCAATAGCAAGGTCTCCCTGAGAAACAGAGTTCATTTCGCTTCCTACAACAGTTGAACCGTTTGATGCAAACCAAATAACAGCGAGGTAAACAGGTCGCGTATTTCCGCCAACATTTTTTACGTACGCACTATAAACATATTTCTGACCAGCAGTAATGGGTATCAGGGCATGTATGGCGTTGTTGTAATTACTTGTTGAAGACGTAATTTTTAGTGAACTTCCACTGACAAGATGCTCGTTTGTATCAGTTGTGATTACTGCCCCACTATTGGCAGTCCATAAACCAACACCACCATCAAAAGAACTTGTTTTACATAGGTTCGTTCGCGTTAACGTATTCCCAAGTGACCCCGTCCACGTGGGAGGAGCGACTTCAAAATATTTACCAGTAGTGTTATCTGTTGAACTTGGGGTAAGGAAAATCGTCCCACCACCAGGACCGATATCTCCAATCCTGTACAGTTCCCTATTTGTTCCTGTTCTTTCAAGCGCAGCCATTTTATACCAACTGCATATAGTAGAATATCCCAGAGGCATAACCAGTCACGTCTGTTGTTACAGTCGTAGGCAATGTTGCGCCAGATGAAACAAGAAGAATCACTCCACCACCAGCAGGAGATGTTGCTTTAGCAGAAATTGTTGCGCTCCCAGATGTCGGTCCAGAGATGTAGCGGGCAGCAAGAATTACTACCCCTCCACCAGCCTGACCTACTCCTCCAGCGCCACCGCGTAAAAATGTTGGTCCGCCAGATGCGGTAACAGAAAAACCATCTATTGCCTGCAACGGCTGTTGAAAGTATTGCGAGCCGCCAAGCGAAGCGATTGGCAATGTGGCAGTTTGTGTTTGCGACGCACCTCCAAGACTATGAGTAACTGGAGTGCTTGCTGCCCCACCCTGTTGGATAGAACCAGCAGAAGCAAAACCTGTCGTATAACCAATCATTGCGCTGCTACCGAGTATTAACTGATTCTTTACAAAAACACGATAACCATTTGGGTTTAAACGCACACCCGAACTAATGGTCAGATTATAGAAATATGTGTCGCGAGCCATCGTATAAACATTTGAAGAGGGCGTAATACCGATAACGATAGTACTTCCGTCCATGGTTACAGAACCGTCATTGCCAGTGCCATAGACGGAGTCAGGGGCATCAATAAATGACGCCATGGCGTTCAACGCCGGGTAGCGAACCATGCCAGCCATTATGCCTCTTGAATACCTACAATCGTAATATTGACTGACGTTGCCGAACTACACAATGCTGTCAACTGGTCGCTGTTAGTTGCGTTTGCTGTAGAACCATTGTTGTTGAGAACTAGCGAACAGTTGAAAGCCATAGTTTCGTTAGCGTTGATAGTCATACCGCTAATAATGTCGTGTGTGGCAGCCTCAGCCACACCAAGGGGTTTCAAACGAACAGTCACAGTTTTTGCTGACGAAGTAGTGTTCGTTAGAATAATTTGTTTGACAATCGTGGTAGTGCTGATTGGTGTCGTGTAATAGACAGCGGTTGTTGCAGTCAACTGGGCAGGACCAGCAAGACGTTTTTGTGTTACAGCCATCAGATGACCTCCATGTAGAACTTGATAAGATTGTCGCGCAACGCATCATTCGGAGCCCAAACAGAACCACTCCACACTAGAGCCTGCCCTGCAGTTGCCCCACCTTGTGCAATCTGCGCTAAAGAAATAGAACCATTCGCGAGAGCAGTAGGAATGGTTTGCAACAACCATGCATATCCGTTGTACTTCCAAGTTTTACCAGAATCAGAGAAGGTATCGTTGGTTGCTGGGGAGTTAGGGAAGTCAATAGCCATTGTTATGCCTGCGCTTCCGTCCATGAAAGACGTGAGAACACGTTTGCTGATAAGGAACCAAGGTTACGTACCATAATATGTAGCGTGTCTGGACCGTCAGGGTAGATGCCAGTATTAGTGGTCGTTGTTCCGCCACCAAGAATAGAGTTACCGAGGTCTCGTACTGTCGTAAGGTCAATAGAGTTGGCGCCTGTACCTACGAAGAAACCACCTGTTGTTTCGCCACCAGAGATAGTCCTGACTGTACCGCTGTAGTCTGCGACTTGAGCAAGACTTGAAGTGACTGTCGCAGGTGAAATCCATGTAGCGGCTGCGCTTGGTGTGCCGTTAAGAACAGCCGTAATAAGCAGGTTTGAGTTTGCTGTAGTTGTTGTGATATCAAGCGCACGCAAAATCAACTGCATACGGTTGACAAGTTCGCGACTACCAAAAGCACCAGAAGTACCATTATCAACCGAAGGTGCTACACGAATCGCAAGTAAACAGTTCGTTGCACCAGAAGCAACAGCCGTACTTGTTACCTGACCGTACGTGAACAACAAAGATTTATCGTCGTCGTAACGACCATCCATGATTGCCGAAGTACCCCAGTGAGAGATAGTTGGCGCATATGTCGGCCAAGCAAGTTCAACACCAATCGGGTTGGTCGCAGAATATGTGAAAGTTTTTGCTGTGCCATCATTCATCGGTGCGAATAATAGTGTTGGGTTAGTTGCTGTTACTGCCTGACTTAAAGCAAGCACAGTTCCAGAGGTAATTGATGAAACAAATGTGTTTTCTGGAACATCAGGACTACCTATTCCAAACACACGCTGCCCAACCTGAATACCAGCCGTAGAAGAAACAGTAAGAACGTTTGAACCAGACGCTACGGTCGTAGCAAGTGATGCTACGCCTGTTTGTGCCCGAGTGAGACCAGTGAAAGACGTTGAAGTTTTTCCTGTGTAGTTCACAAATTCGTAGCCAGAAAGGTTGTTTGATACAAGTAGTGTTCCTGCTGCAGGGAAACCATATGTTGAAACAACAGACGCGGTAGTTCCCACGTTTGATAGCGTTGCTGAAAGTTTTGTATATGGAGGTTGAGTTATTGACTCGTAGCGTGCTGGAAGGTTTCCTGAACGCATGTACGCTTCTGAGTTAACGTTGTTGTTGACTAACTTGTGACAATATTTAATTTCACCATCAGTTCCACGCATGCCAAAGCGAACTGCACCAGCGCCATACCATGAATAGTCAATGTAGAACATTTGCATTTTTGTAAAGTTGGCGTTGTATCCAGAAGGACCCGTGCCGTCCATTTTGTCAATGTTCCACTCTGATTGCTTATAGTGTGTATCAACCGTTTTTGAAGCAATAACCATTGTGGATGTTATTCCACGATATGCAGGACTAATTGTTAACGATGTATCGCTCGCAATGTCAATGATGCGGTATGACTGTCCTCGGATGACTATGTGGTCGCCGATGTCTAGTTGCTTAGCAAAGCGTGTTGGGAATGATGCGTTTGTTTGGGTGACGCTTGGAGAACCGTTCGTGACACTTACGCGCCCTGATATCTGATACGTGGAATTTCTGAGAACTGCTGTTAGTTCTTGACCATCATGTTCAAAGAACATCCCGTTCTGATTATCAAACAAACCAATGCGGTTTGCGCAACCGTACCATTCGCTAATGTTTGCGTAGTAAAGACCTGATGCTGTTGCTGATGATGGGACACTTAATGCCGTATATGTAAATGTGTTATAACCAGTAACGGTGTAGACCGTAAAGTTGCCGTTGTAGGCAGTCTCGTTTGCGCCGAATACTTCAATAGTTGAACCAGGTTGAAGGTTGTGCTTCTCTTTTGTTTGAACAGTAACCAAAGTGCCTGATGAGGTCAATGATTCTAGTTGTAGCGATGGTTTGATGAGTGTTCCTGAACTCATCTGAATACCTTTACCAGACTGGTATCGGAAGTAACGTCGTGTTTGACGGATTGCTGTCTGATGATTTGATGTTGAGTTGCTGGAAAAAATTACTCCACCATCAAACGGACGATGCAAAAACTGCCCTTGTGGGCGAGCATAACAGAGTGCAGAAGTTGCGGTCAATGTTCCAGTCGGTGCAGTTGGGACATAATAAAAGAATACTGTCGCACTGGAAACACCTGCGACAAAGTGTGCTCCGTTTGGTGGGTTGGCTCCAGAGGTCGTGATGCCAGTGAGTGCTATTTCGTTGCCGATAGAAAGACCGTGAGGAACTGTTGTTGTTACAGTTACTTTTGTTCCAGAATAGGTGACAGTAGGAGCAGCACCGATTGCTGCGCCAGTGTAAAATGCGCCTTGAAAAATCTGTGTTTTGTTTGTGTCATAGATAGAAGTTACTGTTGTCGTGTTTTCTGCACGCGCAGTATATGTGAATGACACTCCAGAAGAAATTGATTCAACAATAAAGTTTCCGTTAGCAATAGACAAATGAGTATCTGTAACAGAAATTGGCGTTCCGACTGCTGGTGTAGATGAGGTGCTTACCGTTACTGTGCGCGAAAGGTTGGGTAAAGATATTGCTGTAATGCCGCCCAATTGTGTTTGTGCGTTGTAAACAAACGGACGGTTGTCCGTCATTGTAAGGTTTTCCCACTTAGAAATCTGTGTACCGTACTCAAAGTCGGTGTCAATAAGTGACTGCGGCATTGAAACACGCAACTTGTTTACTGGGTCGTAAAGAAGTTCGTTTGCTTCAATCGTTGTATCACCAATAGGGAACTGTTGAATACCCATTACGCGATTTCCATTCCGCTAACGTGAAAGTTGACTGTTGCTGCTGATGCTCCACCAGTAAGTGTTTGCGTGGTTGCTATAACTTGTTTGATATCCAGTGACGTCATTGAGAAGCCACTAATTGCGACAGTGGGTGCAATGACTACGCCGTTTAGGGAAAAAGTGAATGTTGCTGGGCTTGATGTCGTATTAGTAACAACAATATTCGTTATAACCGTAGACGTTGAGGCAGGAACCGTATACAAAGTAGTGTTTGTATTAGTTGTCGCAGCCCCTCTAAAAAGAACTTTTGCTGTATTAGCCATTTAGTCAACCTCAATCATCTCAGTAAGCACCCATTATACTCGCCACAGCAAAGTCGTCAACGATGGCTGCACGTGAAACCCACTCTAGACCAGATGCCGTGGACGAGTTGGCAGATAACACTGAACCATTAGCGCCAGCACCAAGTCTTGTCACCGTGTCATTTGCGGTTCCGACGACAAGGTCGCCTTTAGCGTTAATTGCGTTAATAACGTTAACGGCATCTGAGCCACCGACTTGAATCCAAGTTCCCGAATAATAAATCTTTAGTTGGTTTGTGTCAGATTCAAACCAAATTTGTCCATTGGCAGGGCTGGATGGGGCGGTATCTGAGGTAACTGCACCAATTCCTGATGCACCAATTTCAATCCAATGACTGTCGTAGCGAACAAAAGTAATACCACTGTCTGATTCAAACCATAGGTCGCCTGTGTATGGGCTTGATGGCGGGGTGTCTGAAACCGTCATTAGGGCGGAACCAATACGTGAATAGTTGGTGCCGTCGTTTGTGTATTCCCAGAGGTCGGAGACTTCATTCCAACGGATACGGACATCAGTTGAGGTGCCACGGTTGACTTCAATTTCACCGTTAAGAGTTGGGGCTCCTGCAACAGAGGCGTTGAGGGTAATTTTGAAGTTATCAACGTCAAGTGTTGCACTACCGAAAGTACTACCAGTGACGTTCAGGTTACCCGCAACGGTTACGTCGTTGAACGATACGTTCTGTCCACTGACCGCCACGGTTCCTGTGGCATCGGGGAAAGTGATTGTTCTATCGGCAGTCGGGTCAGTAACCGAGACAGTTGTCTCAAAGTTGTTAGCAGTTGCACCTTCAAAAATAACTGACCCTGTTAGGGAGACGTTGCCCACAATATCAACACCAGTAGATGCAAATACTGCCATGTCTGTAGTGCCTGAACCGATACGAACATCAAGTGCTGAGGTTCCACCAAATGCGATATAACCCATATCGGTTGCATCAATGGTTCTTTGGATTTTAGCCTGTGCAGTAGTCCAGTCAGCACCAGTAGATACACGCCTATATTTTGTATAAACAATGTCTTGGTTTGCGTTCGTTGAACGAATTTGCGAAACAATAAGTTCGTTACCTGCGGTACCCCCCAATGCGCCGCCCGCAACATGGAGCATAGAGGCAGGGGTTGGGGTGCCAATCCCTAAACCGCCAGCCATATAGTTTTGGGCTGTACCGCCCATGTATAGGTTCCAGCGACCAGTAGCAGCAGCAACGTTGCTGGCAAACGCATAGTTGTTTGTTCCACCAGTAAGTTGTGAAGTTACGAGATAACCGTACTGGTTTGTAATTGTTGAACCAGCACCAGGAGTTGTAACACCAGAAACAGCAAAGTGATTAAGATTACTAAGAGTGAACGCTGCTGTTGTGGTATTTATTGAAGAAATAAAACCGTTAGCCTGCGTGGTTACATCCGACTGAATCGCTCCAGTGCTAACAACCCCGTAAGCAGTTGTGCCTCCCGTTATAGGTCTTGCAATCGCAAGATTTGAAATTGTGAGTGAGGTTGTGCCAATACCAACATTTCCGTTTGCACTAATAACAAAAGGTGTGGAGTCAGGGTTTGTTGAATCCTCAACAACAAAAGCATTACCAGCACCAGTCTGGGTAATACGAACAAGGTCACCAGCAGTAGCCCCACTTACTATAAGTGACCCAAGCGTGCCCACAGTCGTTAAGTTGGATAACGATGTTAAAGAAGTATTAGATGAAGCAGTAATGTTTGTGGCAGTACCAGAAAGGTCACCAAAAAAAGTTCCAGCCTGAATGTCACCAACTGTTCCAGCAAAAACTTCGCTCGTATTCGTTGCGTCGGGAATCATTACGAAACGACCAGTAGAGTCGTCGTAACCAAAGAAACCTATTTTTGCTGCTGCACCATTGTGGTATCTAAACTCAATACCGCGGTCTTTATTGTCGTCGGAACTTGGAGCAGTGTCACCACCAAGAGTAATTACAGGGTCGTCAATCGTGGTGACAGTTGAGTTGACAGTCGTAGTAGAGCCATTGACTATAAGATTTCCAGAGAGAGTTAGGCTCGCTGCTGTCACGCCACCAGTGACCGCCAAAGAACTAAGAGTACCTACAGAAGTAATTGCTGTTTGAGCCGCTCCAGTAACAGTGGCGGCGGTGCCAGTTGTGTTTTGGTTGAGAGTCGGGATGTCGGCAGCAACAATTGCTCTAAATGTAGGAACGCCAGAGGTGCCATCAGGGGCTGCTAAAACATAGTTGGCAGTCTTGGATGCATATGGGTTCTGAGTATCGCCATAACTAGCCGCCAAAGAAACGGTAGCCGATGAACCTTCGCCAGCAGTATGCGCCACAGATACAGGGCTTGTTCCAGAGATGCCCGACATGTAGTTACCTGTCGTGTCTGTACCGAGGTCAATTGCATCATTAACCCAAAGAGTTCCGTTGTACTTAAGGAAGTCTCCTGATGTTTTATCAACAAGTGAAACATCGTGCATCCACTCAAGGTGGTTGTTGCCAGGAATAATTCTTATTGCAATTTGACCAGTGGAAGCATGACGAACGGTAATGAATGCAACAGCAAGGTCATGTTGTGGTCTTACATTTGTGAGTTTTCCATCAACGGTTGGGTGGGCAAAAAGGATGTCACCAGCAGCCCAAGTCTCGTCACCAACCGCAAGTGCACTGGCGGTGCTTCCTCTTGTGTCAAGACCAGTTAGAGTTCCAAAATTCATCACTTCGCCGTTAACGCCGCTAGATATATTGCTTGTAGCAATGCCCATCGCACGAAGTTCTGAGTTTTCTGTTCCTGTTACTTGAAACGGTGCAACATCTATTCTTCCGCTAGGTTCTGCGTCAACAGCACCAACCAAGGTTCCTTTGAGTATGGTTGAGCCAGTATTATTCCTGACAAGGTATACATTTGGGATGTTGCTGTTTACCCAGTTGGTTCCGTCATACATCAATCCTTGGAATTGAAGTGGAGATGTAATAACAACATCACCAATAGCGTCAATAGAAGCAACTGTCGCAACGTTCGTACCAGGAGCAAATTTAGTGCCGTTGTATTTGAGCACTTGGTCAAGAGTGGCACCAGTAGTATCAACTTCAATACCATCAACAAACAATGCGTCAACAGCAACATTGCCAACAAACTTAATGATGTCCGCGCCATAGCGATACACATAAACATCGCCAGCGGCAGACCCGCCACCCCACGTAATTCTTCCGCCAGCATCAATACGTATTCTTGGTTGCGTATCAGCAGCGACCTTGGCTGAAAAAGCCTCGTCGCTAGATGAACTAAAACCTTCCCCCTTGAGGGGTGTTCCCAAAAATCTTGTCACGACCTCAATCGCTTCCTATGTTGATGCTGACCCCGCGAGGTCAAATTGTGATTAGGCTGCGCCTCGCCCGAAAGCCTTGTCGTTTGGATTTAACCAGCGCATTAACGGACCAGATACGGCTGCAAAAGCAGCAGCACCAATCGCTTTAGCGTCATGATTGCCAGCCAAGTAGACGGCGATACCAGCAGAGATTGCTGTGCGAGCATACGATGCAAGCATTGATTTGTGTTGTTCTGTAAGTTTCATATTTCCTCTTATCCTGTGATTACTACGCGGTAACTGTTCAGTGTTGGAGCAACAGAGAACGTCACCGTGACGTTATTTGTATCGGTTCGTACTACATCGCAAATTACGGTGTCGTAGGTGGCTGCGTCGTAAACTTGAACGAGAACATCACGAGTGGCAAAACCGTGCTGGACACCAAATGATGTTGCTGAGCCGTCTCCGATTACTTTTGCAACAACTCGTGCCAAAACAGGAACGGATACGCCAGCACCCTGTGTGCCGTCAGCGGCAAGGTTTGTACGAGCGCCAGATGCTGTGGATGAGTTAGTACCACCAGCAGTAACCGCTACATCTGTACCATCCCAAACACCCGTGGTAATTGTTCCAAGTGTCGTGATTGATGTCTGACCAACATAGTTGGCTGAAATATCAATAGCGTCTGCAGTAATCGCGGTACGGTTTGAGGTGACGTTGACATTGATTGTATTTCCGCTCTGGGAAAGACCATCTCCAGCCTCAAACGAGCCAGCGCCAGAGAACTGTGTCCACGCAATAGCCGTAGAGTCAATAGTGATTGCTCCGTTTGTGGAAACAACAAAGCCCTTATCCGAGTTGACAGTACCTTCTTCAACAAAGGCGAAAGTTCCAGGCTTTAGTTCTCCCGTATCAACAGTGCCGTTAGCGTCAGATGAACGCAATGCAGTACCACTAGCGACAGCAACATAAATGCCGTTTTCGCTTCCTGATACCTGATTCTTGACAAGAACGCGGTCACCAGCAGCCAAAGTAACACCGTCAATAACATCGCCAGTTTGTAGGTCAGCGGCGAGGTTAACTGCCGCCGTTGTAGCAACTCTTACCGACTGCTTGACATCAAGACCTTGGCGGGCAGCATCAACATAACCCTTGGTAGCAATATGGGCAGGGTCAGTTGGTGTGGCAACTTTGGCGTTCCCACTTCCGTCTCTTTTAACCAACTTGGAAGAAGTAGCGTCAGGAGTTGCGTCCGTAAGCATGTTCCACATTGCGGCAGGCAGCAAACCAGCACTATCTGTATCAGCAACATTAAGGGTGAGAGTTACTGTACCGTTTGACTCAGAAACCGTAAGGGCTTCAGCGATGCCTGCGCCGCCACCCGAAACAATAGAATGAACCGACTTCTTCCAGCCAGCATTTGCATACACCATAAGGGTGAATGTTGCGGTATTGAAGTACATCCGACCTTCAAAGTTGCCTGAGGATGGGTTGGTAGCCAGTGCCTCAAATTTGGCGTTAATCAGTTGGTTCTGATTAAGGTCAATATTAGTTAGAAATTTTTGAGCCATTTTTCCTCTACCTTAAGTGAGATATGCTTTTCCCGAGAATGCCGCAGAGAACGTCACCGTGACCTGAGTCGTACTATTGTATTGTACCTCACCAAATACGTGTGTATCTGCAGAGTCCACAATGGTTACGGTTGGTTTGCCTCCAAGCGAGTGAGTTATCACCCATGTTGCCGCTGCTGCTTGCTGAGTGAACTCATATCTGTTTGTAAATGCACCTGAAGCAGAATTAGAGCGAACAACAACAAGGTTTGGTGCATCTTGGTCAACGGTTACCTTGTTTGGGGTATCTTGATAAACATTTACATTGTTTGGAATCGTATTGCTCATCGCGTTACCTCCATGGAAAGAGTAAATGTTCCTTGGATAACTCTTGACACGACTCCTGTGGAACTAATAATTTCTAAGTCGTAAACCCCACTAGAAGTGAGGGCTGCAGTATCCGCAGCACTAAGGGTGATGGTTATGAAACCAGAGCCACCATTTATGTTGATTCTGCCGTTCTCTGTTGTCAACGAAATCATTGGAGTTGTTGACTCAATCGTCCTTCTGACCTGCATCCGTGCCGTATGGTTTGCAAGCGGGTAAGGCTCATATTCTGCTGGGTTCTGTTCCGTTGGTGTCCTTGGCTGCTCAAGTGCTATGACGCGCGCAAAACTAACTCCCTGTTCGCACAGTATGTTGTAATTTCCTGCAATCATCATTTCTCCAAGAACTCAATATTTAGATTTTAGACTACAAAACAGCGTAAACATACCCATATCAACGTAGTAAAAATCAATACAATTATTAACTATCCAATTCTTCGTCATCGCTAAAAGCATCGGTACCCATAACAATCATGTCCATACCAGCCCTGAGCATCCCAGTAGCCAACCACGGCGTCATACCGTCCGAAGTCGCAATACTCAATTCATTAGCAGACGAACCAACAACCTCGGCTATAAGAATAAAATTAGTCACTACCCGACTAGGAAGCGTGTCCCTAACCATCTCAGTAAAATTTTGGAGTATCTGTTCTTCACTCAGCGACTCTTCCATTTCCGACCTCCAAGTAGTCAATGCGTTGCTTCAACAATTCAACTTCAGCCAAAAGTTCATTATTCTTTTTCAAACATTCGTCTTGTTCTAATTGTAGTCCCTCAATCACATCCTTGAGGCGCATAACTTCATTCCGTAGGTCGTCAACAATACTTCCGTAGCCATCAAAAATTGTTTTGACTTGCTCGTTCTCAACACCTTTGAAGTCAACTTTTGCTGCTAACTTCTGCCCGCGTAAAACAACGAACGAAGAAATTGCTGCTGTAGCAAGCGAACCACAGACAACAACTATATTTGTCATGTCAGGCATTTACGTAACCCCATTTATTGAGAACCAACATTTCGTATAAATATAAACAGGCAAACAAAACAGTAAGCCAAACCGCCTCTCCATGAACAGCGGTTGCGACACTCGCACTAGCCCACATACACATAGCGGCAAGATACATGTGCTTATGCTCAACATAAACACCTACAAGCATATGAAAAAGAACAAAACCGACAGCGACGAGTGCAAAAAACCCTGGAATAATCATGCTGTTTTGTGAAAAAGCCATAAATCCCATCAATGCCAACACGAGCCTTAAAGTTAAAGCAATATCAAGTTGAATATCAATCTTTTGTAAATCAGACATGTCACGCCGCCATCGCCAACATTGTGCGCCATTCTTCAATTGGTGCAATAGCAGTTGAGTTTTCAAATTGGATTTGAACCCATCCACTATCACCCATGACGCGGAGTGCTTTTACCTGAACCCAGCCGTCATGCCACGCATAGGCATTCAGAATGTGCTTCCATTCACCATCAAAAAATACTCGTGAAGTTCCCATGGCTATTAGATTTGGAACCAGATGTCACCAGTTACGGCTACTTGACCAGCAGGGTATGTCGGTTCTGTTGCCTGAACATATACTCGTGGTGTTGTGCGTGCCGCATCGGATGGAAGTCCGACACCTTGTCCAGATGTTGTATTTCCGTATTGGTACAACTTTGCGCTGTTAATTTCTGTTTCGGTGTAGTGCTGAGTATTGTGTGTGTGACTGTCGTTCTTGATTTTAAGGTTAAATGTAGGTGCAGCCGAACCGTCAAACGACGCAGTAACATCGGTCGTACCAGCGTTCGTTGTAGCAACATCACCAGTAAAAGTAAACGTACGAGCAGTACGCAGAGCAGTAGCCGTAGCGACAGTCGCAGTAATGGTGTTCGTTGCGCTGCTTCCGTCAAAAGACACTGAACCAGAGGCATCACCGCCGAGACTGATTGTGCGGGCGGTAGTAAGTTTTGTTGCTTGTGCAGCGTTAGTTACCGTTATAGCCAAAGTGGCGTTAGCGGAACCATCAAAAGTTACCGAACCAGTGGCATCAGTTGAAAGAGTGATTGTCCGCGTCGCAGCCCATTTTGTGGCAGTGTTTGCGTTGCCAGCGAGAGCAGCAGTGATGGTTCCTGCAGTAAAACTACCAGTACCGTCACGCAAAACAAGAGTGTTTGCTGTTGCTAATGTAGCAGTAGCAATAGCAATAGTCGGGTTTCCGCTAACACCGTCTGCGTTTGTGATAGTTAAACCAGTACCAGAAACGACTATTGTTCTTGGAACATAAGTGTTTGCTGCGGTTCGCGTAACCATTCCTGTAGTGGCGAGTGCTGCAAGCGCCGTCAAGTCGGCGTCAACAGGCTGATATTGGGATGCGTGAGCATGGCTTTCGTCAACAACAACTGCTGTAAGCGTGACGTCTGCAGTTCCGTTAATGGAAACAGAACCAGTTAAATCTCCCGCCAAGTTGATTGTTCGTGCAGTCGCCCACGATGTGGCAGAAGCAACAGCGCCACTAATTTTTGTTGATGCGATAGCCGCAGTATTAGAAATCATCGCATCGGTAATAAATAGTGGTGGGATTTTGTGTGTGTGGTTAGCCAGAGCAAGAGCAGTGCCGCTACCAGTACCCGAAGCAGCGTTGATGTCAACGGCTGTTGCTGTTTCAACTGAGTGAACATGGTTGGCGCGAGCAAGGCTTACGCCACTACCAGCAGTCGCCGTAGTATTTTGTATCTGTGTTGCTGTGGCGTAACTGTGAGAGAGTTGTGTCCACGTTGGGGCAACGCCACCGACCACTATTCCACGGAAATATAAGGAACCACTTGTTGTATCCCAGTAGAATGCTTTAGTATCTGCGGTGGTGCTTGATGTTGGCGCTCCTGCACCAGTGCTGAATTTGGCTGCCAAGAATTCTAATGATTCATGGGTGTCGTTCATCTGCACGCGGGTGAACTCGTCGTTGCTGCTTTCCCATTTATAGAGTGCAAGACGGTCGGTTTGTATGGCTGTCATTCAATTCTCCTAAGCAGATACTCTTTAAGTATACAACTATACAACTATGCGATTATGGCGTGAGTGAGAGAAACACCAAGTGGGCGAGATAATTCCATTAATTGAAGCATCTCATCTATGGACTGCCCGACTGTCGTCGCGTCAGGAGTCTCCGCAAGTTTTGTTTCAATCAATATTTTCCACGGTGAACCCGTATAACGTTTAGTAATAGTGCATGTTTTGGTGTCAGTAAGAACACGTTTTGTAGCCTCACGAATAGCCGCAATAGAACCCGCCGCGTAACCGTAATATCCAGTCTCAATTTGCCATTGGAAAAACTCATCCAAACCAGCAATTTCTGGTGCAAACCCTTGCAGAGCACCCCACGCAACAGAGTCGTTTGCGTCTACTGTTACGTCAATAGCGTCAATACCTTGCCATCCTGCTGGCAAGTTAGCCCACGGGGTACCACCAGCGACAGGGTTGAGGAGTTTTGTTCCTGTGAACTGGGCGAGCCAAGGCATATATTCACGTGGAACTCTGTCAGGTTCAACCAGCAGACTCAATGTTTCAGCGTCTGTCGCATCCTTGCCTTCTGAGATGTCGTTGTACTGAAAGCCGCGCGCGAGGTCATAGAGAATGCCATGTGCCGACATACCAATTTCTGCTAGGCGAATCATCGGATAACTGGGTAGTGGCGTTTCAAGGTCGTTGTCTATAAAAATTTGGGGCAAGAAATCCCAAACATCCATAACATAAAAGTTACGCAAAAAAGCCAGTTGATTATAAATAGTAGGCTTGTTAATGTAAATAAATGTTGTTGCGTACTCTGGGGAAGAAAATGTATATTGCAAAGTAACCCTATAGTGCGCGTTCGCGGGAGATAGCGGGATATCAAAAGGGTCAGTGCGTACGAGATACCATTCACCAGAAGTGATGTTTACTGAACTGCCCGTATCAGTGATTATGTCCTCCGCTTGTGGCGTGCCAGCCATTACGCGAGTCAAAGTTATCATTGGGGTGATAGTTACGTTCTTTGTTGCCCTTATCCATACGTACGACTCTGCTCTGTCGCCAATAAAATCTGCTGTCGTTATCGCCGTGAGTGACGCCAAGTCATAGTTAAACCTAACTACAGGAGAAGCACTACTTGGGGTTAGTTTTAAAGAACCTGAGCCAACATTCTTGTATTCGTTGAGGTCAATTCCTAGTGCACCATTTACTACAGTCCATGCTGTAGGTACGGTCAAGGCTAGAAAGTTTGAATCATCCGATGCAAGGGTATTAACTGTTAGTCCCACGGTCAGATAACCGTTACTTCTGCGTCTCCAACTGGGATTAAGCCAGCGCGAAGAATTGTGATGTTGCCAGTTGCCACGCTGCTCACTATTTCGGGTGTAGTGAAAGTGGCGGTTGCCGTGCCAGTTCCAGCACCAGGACCAGTTGCGGTAAAAACGGTGCCAACAGTGTTGTTTGCTGCGCCAATTAACGTAAAGTTTGTGGTACCAGCAGTAGCAATAGTATAACTAGTTCCAGTAACAAAACTACCTGCTGTTTTTGTTGTATTTATAGATAAAGATGAAACAAATTTTACGCCAGAAACTTGAGACACTTTGGCAATTAAAATGTTTTTGTTGATTGTTTCGCTAAAATCCCAACCCGTATAACTTAGGTATGACTCAATGACTGTGGCAACGTCTGCTTGAACTGTCGCTGGAGTGAAGCCGTCCAAAACATCTATGGCAATGGTTACTGTGACACCAAAATTCAGCATGTTGACAACGTCTATAACCAACCCAGCAACACACTTGTCTTCCAAGTCTGCATCAAGTTCATTTTTGACGTCCGTAGTTAAAGCAGCACCGTCCGTGTTGCAGACAGCAACGGTGACATAGCCTGGTGCGTCTGCGGTCGCAAACAACATGTTTGAACTGTTCATTAAATCATAGACTTTAAAAACTGGAACAGAAGTATAGTTTGAACTAATATAGTTTGTCATATGTGACGCTGTGGCGAGAGTCGTATTTAAAGATGCAAGATATTGTGAGGCACGATTAAAGTATGCTGTTTGTGTTTCTGTGTCAGTACCAACGGCTATGTCGGCGGTCAATGCTGTAGTCAACACATATTGAACTTGTGACACGAGTGTCAGTGCTTGCCCTGAAAGAAGTGAAGGATACTTTCCTGCTGTAGTGGCGGTAACGGCAATCGTTCCGCTGTCTGAACCTAATGGGATGATTAAGTCGGTATCGGTGGCGAACGGATAAGAGGTAACAATGTCCCCGTCAAGCACGTCGTATGTAACGACGGTGCCAGCAGGAATAACTGCTCCAGTGTTAATGCTTGTTGTTATTAGTACTGAACCTGTAGCGAATGTTGCTTCGTTCCGAGTGAATCCAACAAGACGCAAAATGCCTTCCATTAAACCGTTTGGAAGCCTGTTGATTCCAGTGGCAAGAACCGCACCAACGAAGGACATTGACTGCAATAGGGCGTCTTCAATTGTTCCAATACGTGGGTCAAACTCTGGCATTGCTGTCTGTGCGTATGTTACGGAATCGTCATACAGTTTTTGTGGTGTTGTGTCAAAGACGGTTAAGTCAATATATTGTCTAAAATCTGGGGATGTCATTCTGCCCTCTCAAAGAAGATGAGTAGAGTTTCTTCGCCTGGATTATCTTCGTCAATCGTGTTTTCAATAGAAGATATATCAATTTCAGGGACAAACTGTGAAGCCAATTCTACAAGTGATGCACGATTAATGTTGCTAAATGTGGGGTCTGGGACACCAAAATAGATTGAAATCGGGTATTCGCCTGGTTCAATCTGCATAAGTCTTGACAGTAATGTTGCGTAATACTCATCCGTACCGTCAGTTAGAACTTTTGCTTGCCCAGAACTAAAAGACATGGGTAGTAATAGTGTGTCCATCAATCAATTCTCTCACAACAATCAAGTATTTTCATTATCTAAAGCAGTTTCCCGAAACAGACCATCTGGTCATAACTACCGTCAAGAAATCCAACAACAACTTTTGAGTTGATTGCTGGCATAACAACTGTCGCACCAGAAACCAAAGGCACAACAATACGACAAGGACCAATCATGTCAGATTCGTTAATAGTAGGGACAAGAACCATCACAGATTTGGTGGCTGAACTAACAGTCTTTACGATACCAATATGAAGACCAGCAGCCTGAGGCTCGCTTCCTCCACCACCATAAAACTGCGGTTCACTAAGAAAATCATAAGCCATAATTATTTCGCCCCACTAATAACGGTAGTTTCTGAAATTTTTTCATCAACTTTTTTCTTATCCTCATCAGCCAATTTTGTAACAGTAGCAAAACTGATAGAAACAGGCTCGGGCTGACCTTCAGCATAATCAACCGAACTAATAATATATGCGCCGTCATAAATACCCATTTGCTTAACATACACCGTCATCCCAGCACGAAGTTGTGTTGCATTATCACGCCACAACATCGCGCTACCCTCAGCCTCTTTGGGAGAGTCAAACGAAGAACGCATCTCAGGCAACCCCATAAGAAGAAAACGTGTTTCAGATTCTGGTGTCGGATACACGAGAGGTACGTACCGAATCAACTTTTTTTTGACACCAGGCGTTTCGTCAATACCCCATTGACCCAACAGGAAAAGTGGACTACAAAAAAACAAAGAACCCTGCGCAATAAACGCATAATACTGATTATCTCCAGCACTACGCTGAAGTACATCCCATGAACTTTCTTTATTATTTTTAGTTTTGACTTTTATTTCCTGCTGTTTACCTTTAACTTCTTCACCAATAAATTTTAATCCATATTTGTCAGCAAGTTTTTTAGCAAAATCGTAGCCGTTAGCAGATTTCAACACTTCTGGATGTAAATCTTCCTTCATCTGCTGCTGTTGCCATGTGCGCAGTTTGCACGTAACATTCCAGTATTCACCTTCTCCTTGCGAGACTTCAACAGATGCCATCTGAAAGGGTTCTTCGCGATAAAAGTATTGTGTACCAATCTGAAAATAGTTATTTAGGAACATCTGTCCTTGATAGTCGGCAAAATCAACAGATATTTCCGCGCCAGCAGTCAACGCATAATTCACTTTGAATGAAGTTACCGCATCATAAATGGCGGTCTGGTCAGGACTAGAAAATTTTTGTTCGTATTCTTCGCCATTAATTCTTGCTTCTTCCATATCGTGCAACATAATGGAATAACGATTAACGTCTTTTACGGTAGAAAACTTCCCAAGATGCTCACCGCTTTTTTTATACCTGCTTATAGCAACTGCGTCAGAAACGACTCCATCTTTAAAAACTGTAGGAATCAATACTTGAATCGTAAACTTTGTGTCACCACGAGTAATACTTTCCGAAATACTTATACTGCGAACAGTTGAAATACTTCCGTCCGCATTAACAATTCTAGGGCGGTTCAACATGTCTATATTGCCGTATGAATTTATTGCTTGGGCGTAAGGGTAACCTGGTGGGGGTGCGCCAACAGGACGAAAAATTGTTGCATCAATCATTTTTCACACACTAACGGTCTCGTGGGCCGACAGTTCGCACTACTGGTTTAACAACCCATGGGAAGTTTGATTTAGCCATAGCGTCAGTACCAGTGGAAGCCTTCGGATGACCCTTCTTGCTACCTGGTGGGGGTGTCTTAGTGGTCTTTTTGGGAATTGTTGGTGGCGGCACAAACCTTGGGATGAGCGCGACATCAATTTTAGGGTTCACGTCTTCAATCAATGTAATCTTGCAGTCAGCCTGAGTAATTTTCCCCGCCATGTTCCTTTTAACACTCGTGAAGTTTAACTCGGCAATACGAAATTTCGTCTGATATGACCTATGCCGAGTATTTGCGGGTTGATACCTACGCCGCGCCGTGCGCTCAAACATTTGGTCAAGATTAAAAACACGGACAGGACGAGTCGTATGCTCAGCCATCGTACGCAAAAGAAACAAGTCTGAGTCAATTGAAGTGGTTATTCCGTCATATGGTACAGCAACAACGAAATCAAAAGAAACTTTCATCAATTGATGTTTTTTGAAAGCAAGAATTGAAGTTGCACCAGGTCTGTCAATCTCTGCTATTTCGTTTGATAAACCATCATAAGAAATATTGATAGGAGAAAACGGGAAATGAAATTCGTAAATCGTGTCTTCGCCCTGAATTGGCAATAATCGCATGAAAGCAGTAGTTCTATTTTCGTCAAGATTTATCGCTTTAGAAATGTTGCTGCGCTGAATTTTGACGACTTTTGTACCAAGTTTTGCTCTTGCCGTTGTACCAATAGTGCGCGTGGCATTTCTTGTGTTGTCAATTTGATAAGCCATTATATTCCTTATTCCACTGGCAACGGTTTGCCAATAAGAGTGCCAGAGCGTATGCGTTCCCAAAGGCCAGTTTGCGTCTTCATAATCGCGTTAGCAATCAGTTGCGCTTCACTCGGACTCATAATGCCACTAACCTGAACCTTCGTTTCCCCAACAGTAATCGTCTGTGTAGCCGTAGTCGGTTTAAGCACGTCAGTACCAGTTGATAAAGAGCCAGGAGCAACAGGTGCGTTCATCAAAACTCCGCCACCCCCATAAGTCGGGTCACTATACGATTGCAATTCCATCGCCTTATTAGTCATTGCCGTGAGTTGCTCAATTCCACCACTCAAACCTGTCAAGAAATCTTGCTGAGATATACCGCCCTTTTCACCTGCTGCAGTCAAAGCATAACTCTTCACCAACTCTTGCTGCATCATGGCTGCATCAATGCCACCCGTAGCAATCTGATTCAACATCAGGTTTTCTGCAGACTTTTGGTCAATCCCCGACAATCCAGCAACTTGCGTCGCACCAAGACTTACCGAACCAGAATCTCTAGCCAAGTTAACTAGGTTCTGCCTACTTTCCGTACTGTCGCCCAGTAGACCCATTCCACCCGCACCCATGCGGTCTAGGAGAGCCTGACCCTTACCCTCGTATGCGCCCCCCGCTAAGTCACCTTGCTTAAACATGTCTTGAGTTAAAGCGAGAGCCTTCATCGCATCGCCACCAGTTTGTTCTAAGGCATACGCATATTGGTCTTTGATTAGTTTATCTTTTGCTTCATCAGTGTTGTCGCCGCTCATATATGCGGCTTGCGAGGCATCAACTTCCTTACCAAGTGCAGCAATTTTTGCTGGCTGGTCCATCAAATCCAAAATTCCAGCGTTCTGTTTCTGATTCATTTCGTCAATGACATCTTTAAAGAACGTGGCGAGGTCAGTACCAAGTTCTTCGCCTGCCCTGCCAATGACTTCAAAAATGCTGACAAATCTGGTTTGGAATTGGAAACCAAATTTTTCGGTCAGTTCGTTCATTTTGTCGCCATCTATGCCAAGCCATTTAGCCATTTGTTCGGCGTTTGACGAGAACTTTTCTATGCGATTATTGATTTTGTCTAATTCGGGTTGGAGTTTTGCAATTTCCGCGTTGTATACCTCTATGTCCCCCGCAGCAGACTCCGCGATTTGTGCCAACATTCCGTCTTTTAACTCTAGTAGAGCATCAACATCACCGTCTGCGAAAGCCTCGTCAACCGCGCTCGTGTAAGACTCCACCATATTCTTTGCCGCTTTTTGGGCTTTTGTTTTATTTTTTCCTGCCGAGAACCAGCCGCTTACACCGCCAATAATTCCTCCAACGACTGCACCCATGGCAGTACCAACAACTGGTACTACTGACCCAACTGCTGCACCAATCGCTGCTCCGCCTGCCGCACCAGTAAGCGCACCGCCTGCCTTTGACTTGATTGAGTTGTCTTTAAATTTACTACCTGCGAAGTCGCCAATCTTGTGAGCACCATAAGCACCAGCAGCCAATAAAGCGGCTGGACCAGCCACTTTGCCAATCTTCGCTAATTTTCCAGGTCCCTTCAAAAAACCTTTCACTCTTGACAACATTCCACCTTTGCCAGCCTTGCCTCCGCCAGTAGCAAGGTCTGCTGCTGAACTTGCCGCCGCCCCTGCAGCACCTCCCAAAACATTCACGACACCAGCATTAACAGTCATCGTTGCCGCATTAGTTGCGACCGCACCCCCAATTTTTGATAGCGCCCCTCCGCCACCTGCCTTCTGCATCCCTTTGCCCAACAAGCCCGTGGCTCCTCCAGCGCCTTTAAATAATGCCTTTCCACCCATGACGCCAGCGATGCCAGCAATAGCAAGCATCGGACCAGCAATAACATCTAGAGGTCCAGAAAGGTCCATTATTGCGTCAACTAAATTAGTTACAGCCTTAAAAATCAACGTAAAAGTACTTAACATTATGCTCAAAAATGGCATAGCCGAAATGAAAATATCTTTTATCACCATGCCGAATGCGCCGACCTGTTTAATAAAGTTGGCAATACCTGTGGTGAACTGAATGAACTTGTCTTTGTTGTCAATAAGTGATTTAGACAAGCCTTGAATTGTGTTATCAAGATTCCCAAACAGCGCACCAAGAATGGGTTGCAGAGCAGCAAACAGAACTCGTGCCGATTCCTGCAAAGGACGCAGATAATCAGAAATTTTTTCAAAAACCCTGAGAACAGACTTCCACCCGTTTTTTATTTTATCAACAGCACCACCAGCCTGCGCCATGTCGGATGTCATCATCCGCCCCATAAGGAGAGTAAGTTTTTCCACCCCTTTAATCAGTCCGTTAAGAAGGCTCCCCGAACCAACCTCCTCAACACTTCCACGGACACGTATCAACATCGCCAAAATAAGATTCTTAATTTTACCAATAGCCTTAGTGAGAGGACCGAGCATAGGTGCACCCATAGAAGTAAAACTCTTTTTAATTTCTGTAATAGCAGACTTGAAACGACCCACAACGGTGTCATTCAACGCATCTAATTGTCCGCCGTATGCTTCCTTAAATGTCTCGTTGTCCCCAACCGTCGCCATAAACTTTTCATAAGTCGTGTTGCCAGCCTTGACTTGCTCTTCCATAACTTTTTTGAATATCGGACTAAGTTCTTCACCCTGCGTCTTAACCTTGTCGGTTAATTTTCCTTCCTTCATGAACGAGGTAACAAACTTGGATACGTCACCAAAGTTCTTACCAATATCCCCGCCCATGCCAGCAGCAACATTTCCCATTTGCCTCAGGGCGCCAGTGGCTTGACCAAGTTTCTGACCGTCTAAGTTTTTTGCCATTTCAGCAAATGCACCCGACAATGCTTTAGTGCCAAAAACTGCCAGTTGCGAATCGTTAACAAACGACTTCATAGCAAGGTTCGCTGCTTCAAACTTGTCGCTAGTGTTCACTAATCCTTCGGTGAACATGGGGGCAAATTGAACGGAGGCAAATTGTTCTTGAGCAGCCAGAAATGCCGACCCAGCCGCAGCAAACACCGTTAAAGCGTATCCAGCACCTGCAACAGCCATCTGATAGCCTTTAGCGGAAGCACTAGCGACCTTAAACCAGACTACGGATGAGGCAATAACTGCTGCCGCGAGAGCCGCTTCAATAGCAAGATATTTAAAACCTAACTTGGCTACTCCCATGAGCATGTTGCCAAAAAATTTTCCAACCTTGGATAGCATCCCCATGCTCTTGCCAAACTTGCGGTTATCGTTCCCTGCCCCACGTGTAGCGCCAGACAATCTTTTTATTGCTGAAGAGTTGTCATCTGTGGTATTTGTCAACTTCTTTTGGCTAGTACTAGTGGTGTTTAGTCCTTTGGAGTACTTGTCAAAAGTGTCGCTACAATCGTCGGCTTCACGGCAAAGCGACTTTAACTGTGCCCTGAGGCGTTCAATAGCAGCAGTGTCAGCCTTTACATTAATTTTAATGGTGACTTGCTCAGCCATGCGAACCCCAAAAGCGTAAACTATTTAAAATTTACCACGAGTTCTTTCAGACTCTTTAGCCTGTCGCTCACGGTCTTGCTCTATAACTTTAGCACAGGCAAATCTTATGAGCCACTCATCTTCTGAGCAGTTGAGCAACGCTATGGGGTCTGTCCCAAATAATTCACCCAAACGGGCGGCATTTACTATTCTGACGTCCTCAGTCAGTCTGAAGAGGACGTCCTCGTAGGGTCCGCGGTTTCCACCGTATCTCCGTAACCTGAAGCCTCCATGATGGCTACAGCGGCTGCTTCAACGTGAGGCTCAATACCAAAGAATGCTTTTACACAATCTGGCAGTGGGCGTGTCGTGTTCGTCATCGCAAGGATTTCTGGCGAAGCGAAAGTGACAGCAGTTCCACGGTCATCGCTAACAATTTCGTTGTTGAAAGCGATGCCAGTTGTCGTATGACCAATAACGGCACAAGCAAACTTGACGGTGTCCATTCCAGCCTTAGTGTCATCGCCAGCGTTTTTGCGCCATGCTTTCAACTGTTGCTGTGTGATATTCGGTGAAACACGCACAGAAACTCCTGGGCGTTCTGGAATCTCAATATAAATGTCAGGGCGTTTTACGCTCTTGCTGATAACAGCCTTAAGAGCAGCCAGCACATTGTTTGACGATTCGTCGCTTGTATCACTAGGGATATTGCTTACGA